CAAAGTTTCCTCCAGTAATTAACAACTTTTCGAACACACGGCTACCGCAAGGTCTTAGCCGCTATATGCCTGGACCCTCGGTTTGTGAAAATTGTGAAGGGCGAGGGTATCGAACCCCTACCCATAATGTCTAATCCGTGCTAAAAGCATGCAGGTACCCTTGGATCATGCGGGCTAACCTCACCAAACTATCCGTGTTCTCGCTCGCGTTATCTGTATTGATATTCGTTCCATCAAGCGGTGCCTTTGCAGCGACCACATACAGTTTTACCAATGCTGGTGCTACAGGGATGAATGGTCCAACTCTTGTACAAGTTAATTCCGCCTACTCTGCATCAACTTTAAGTGGAAAGGTCGCAATAAACACACAGGGAGTTCAAGAGTGGGCACCACCTACCTCGGGTTTATATCAAATTGATTTAGCTGGTGCCGCTGGTGGTACCGGAAATGGTGGCGCAGGTGGCCGAGGCGCTTTCCTATCTATAAAAGTTTCATTAAATGCAGGTGAAACTATTTCAGTTGTTGTTGGACAAAAAGGTTCTGATTACAACAATCTGGCTGGTTTTCCCGGCGGATCTGGTGGTGGTGGAACTTTTATTTATAAAAAATCCGACAATTCATACATCGCGGTCGCAGGTGGTGGCGGTGGTGGAGCAAGTACTGTAGGTGGAAATGCTAGTGCTCCTGGAACTTATAATTCTGGTAATGGTGGTAATGGAGTTAGTTCCAGTATAACTGGCAGTGCTGTAACACGCGGTGGTGGCGGTGGAGGCGGCACCGGGTCTGGAATCAGTGGTACTGGAGGTTCTGGGGGTGGTGGTGCTGGAAGTGGTGGTAGTTCTACTGATGGCACGGTTAATACAGGTGGCGGTGGTGGCGGCAGCAGTGCCGGTCAACCAGGTGGTGGTGGTTCAGGTATAGTTATTTTGCGGTATCCATCTTCTTATACTATAACTCTCAGTGCAGGATTAACAGGCACTACTGCAACAGTAGGCGCTAATAAAGTTACATCAATAACCGCGGGAACAGGAACAGTTTCTTGGAGTTAATCATATGGCACATTATGCTTTTTTAGATGAAAATAATATCGTTACACAAGTTATAGTGGGCAAAAATGAAGGTGAGGATGGTGTAGATTGGGAACAATTTTATGGTGCTGTTCGTACTTCCTACAATACAGCAGGTGGTGTTTATTATAATCCCGAGACAAATCAACCATCACAAGACCAAAGTAAAGCTTTTCGAAAAAATTATGCTGGTATAGGGTATAGTTATGATCCGATAAGAGATGCATTTATACCACCTAAGCCATTTGAGTCTTGGTTACTAGACGAAAGCTCATGCTTATGGAAGCCACCGATCCCATATCCCGCAGACAACACTCAAATTTATGGATGGGATGAACTATCACAAAATTGGGTTGTAAGCACTCTTTGAGAGTTTGATCCAAAAGTTAGGCCTTTCTGATTTGAAAGCATAGTCAAAAAACTGCTATAATGTTAGCATGATTAGCTCAAAAGGCAACTCCTTGATTAGTAATAATCACTGCGATAACAAAGATTTTGGCAGATTTAATTTGAAAACACCGGGTATTGCCGGCATATGATAACAATAATCAATATTACTCCGATAGTTGAACGGATCAAAAAATGAAATACAGTATAGTGGTGCCAACATATAATCACTGTGATGACTTGTTGCGACCATGTCTTGAGAGTGTTTTTGAATGGAGCCACATGGCAGACATTGAGCTCATCATCAGTGCAAATGGCTGCTTTGACAACACGCAAAACTATTTGGCAAAACTGCAAACACATTTTGATGCCTTGGGCATGCAACGGCATTTCAAAGTCATTTGGAACAATCAGCCATTGGGGTTCAGTCGAGCCGTAAACGAAGGAATCAAGGTAGCCACATGTGACAAAATCATCTTGCTCAGTAATGATGTAATCCTTCAGCCACAGTCAAAAAACAACTGGCTTGACAGACTGGCTGCACCATTTGATGAAAAGCCAAACTGCGGCATTACCTGTTCTGTGAAGATGCACAGCGAACATGCTGGTCGCCCATTTGCCATCTTCTACTGTGTGATGATCCATCGACGGGTATTTGACAAGATTGGCCTTTTAAACGAGTCATATGGTGTGGGCAGTGGCGAAGATATTGAGTTCAGCATCGAAACAGAGCTCGCAGGGTTTGAAGTGTTGGAAGTTTCAGAAAACCGCATGGATCACAACCTCAAGATGTGGATAAGCGATTTTCCATTGTATCACAAAGGAGAAGGAACTGTTCATGATACCTCGTTGGTGCAGAACTGGGAAAAGATTTTTGCCACAAATATGGTGCGAGTGGCAAAAAAGTACAATCCGGGTTGGATAGAGGCCAACCGGCACCGCATACCACCTGATGTGCTGGCTGTGGCGGACAGCCCGGTCTCCCCACAAGATCTTGATTTTTTGAAAAAGTTGAACTCTGCACTTTATGATGAAATATTTGGTATCAACTGTTATGGTGTTCAAAGAGATGAAGTGAAAAACAAAGTTGTGCTTGACATTGGTGCACATGTGGGCACATTCAGTGTTTACAGTTTGGTGCAAGGTGCAACAAGGGTTTTGGCAGTAGAGGCCAACAAAAACAACTTCAGTAAGGGTCTTGTGCAAGCTGTGAAAAACCTATCACAGATCAAGCCAATTCATCGTGCTGTAACTGATGTTGACGGCGCAATGATGGGCATAGAGGACAAAGACAACAACAGTCAACTCACCAACCCAGTTTCTGGAATGCAATTGGTGGAGACAATTACTCTTAAGAGCTTGTTGCATGAGGAAAAAATTGAAGGCAATGAGTTGGTCATGAAAATGGACATTGAGGGAAGTGAATTTGATGTGTTGCTGAACACTGACAGAGACACATTGCGACGGTTTGAGCTGATTTATATTGAAGTGCACAATAACACCAATCCCAATCCAAGTTACAGAGATGTTGCGCAGATCAAGTCACACATGGAACGCAGTGGATTTGAGATGACATTTGAGCTGCCTCTACTTTGGTTTGGATTTGACGGAGTCACCAAACCAATGGGTGTATGGAACCAAAAATACAAGAGGATTGACGCGTGAAGGGCATTGCTTGCAGCATAACAACCAAGGGTCGCTATCATACTACTTTGCCCATGAGTCTCATGAGTGTAGCCACTCAAACAAAACTGCCTGATCACATTGTGATTTTGGATGACAACGATCCCATTGAAGATATCAGAGAGTTGTCCACATACAAGCACATCTTGAACATTTTTGATGAAAAAAAAATCAGCTGGCAGGTGATTTTTGGCAGAAAACAAGGACCACATCATAACCATCAAATTGCCAACAGACTGGGGTATGAGTGGGTTTGGCGAGTGGATGACGACACCTTTGCCGAAAGCAATGTGTTGGAAACGTTGTGGAGTCATGTGGACAGCTCTGTAGGAGCAGTGGGCGGAAGTGTTCTAACTCCTCCGTTTTTGCGCGACACCAACGCCACTGGTTTGATTGACAACATCCATGAGCAAAGCATTCAATGGGACTATATCAAGCAAGCCAAAGAAGTAGATCATTTGCATTGCAGCTTTCTATACCGAGCCGGTGTTCACGACTACAATTTGGGTTTGAGCGCTGTTGGGCACAGAGAAGAAACTCTGTTTACTTTTGGCTTGAAGCAACGTGGCTATCGAATATTGGTTGCCCCCAACGCCAACACATGGCATTTGAAAAATCCCAAAGGTGGGATTCGAAACAATGCAGAGTGGATGTATGCTCGTGACGAATTTATTTTTCAAAACCATCTCCAATACAGAGACAAAACCATTGTGGTTCTGGATTGCGGCATGGGTGATCATGTGGTTTTTTCAAAAGTGCTTCCGCACATCAAAAATCCAGAAGTGTTTACTTGCTATCCCAACATTGTTCCGGGACGTAGTATTGCAGAAGCAAAACACCTCTTTGGTGACATAGACTATTTCAATGTGTATCACAAAATGGAGCAGTGGAATTGGAAGCTGAGTTTGGAAAAAGCCTACCGCAAACTTTATGGAGTTGACAAATGATACTCATAGCTCCGTGGAGCAAACCACTACGCAACAATGAGACAAATCCCAAAAACTATCCCTATTGGAAAGAGGTGATTGAGCTCTTGCCCAAACCAGTTGTGCAAGT